TATGGGATAGAGAAGGCGATGGAGATGGCTCAAAACTTGGTAGCTAAAAATGAGTATCACTTTGGGGATACTTTGGAATACAAAATAGAAGGAGGTATGGAATAGTGGACTTCATAGTTAGGACTCAGTACCTAGAAAACTATAACACCCAGAATCCGGGTGAGGGTGAGGATGTATTTAAATTTAAATTTGGATCTACTTACCGTGTGAAAGGATTTAGTAGGATGGCAGATGCAGTGGCACATGTGTATCAGACTAAATGTAGACAGTTCTGTAATGAAATGGGAGTAGAGTTTCCTTCTAGTTGGGAGGAGTTCTCATCATTTAGCAGAGAAAATGCGAGTGAATTAGAAATGCTCCACGAGGCAAATCTGTACGAAACAATAGAGAGGTGAGAATGGTTAGAGGTATATGGATCTTCATACTAACAACATTTACGTTGGCTTGTATGACAGTGTGGGTGCTGACAGGTGCATTATTACTTGATGCATGGTCAGTGGGTTTTAATCTGAAACCATTAGAAATAATGCTTGATAGCTTATTTGTAGTGTGTAGTATATTTGTATCTTGTTTACCATACCAGATATACAAGGCAATGCAATTTGATTTACTGAGGAGAAAGAATGTCAGATACAGACAACAGATCAGGTATAGCTAGCATGTCAATCCACATAGATCCAGACAAGGAGATTGGTCGGATTGCTGAAGTTAAAATAAAACAATATGTGCCAACATATATAAACCCCTATGACATGAAGCAGTTAGCAGAAGATCATGACATAGACATCATGAAGCTACGCAGAGTATTCAGGGACGCTTACAACATGCACACAGATAAGTTTAATTTATTCTTTGAACCAGATGAAAACTTTACGCTGCACATATATGAAGGTGAGCAGAAAGAATGTGTGTATTACTATTACTCACCAGCGGAGGAGTGAGATGAGTAACTTCAAGAAGCATAACCCCAAGATCAACAGGTATGCACAGAAGTCACCAGATAATCTCAAGCATGTGATTATGATGGTGGCTCTCTCTATCCAGCAACCTTGGTATCAGATTGGGAATCAGATGCAGGACTATGTGAAGAAGGGGAAGAGATCTAGATTTGTATGGGGTAACAAGGAGAGGACGTTAAGTTATCTTAATTCCAATTCTGTTACTCTGTATGATGAGGCAATGGCTGCACTAAAGCAGTGCAAGGGTTCAGAGTTAGACGTTCAACTAATGGATATATTCCTAAAAGTGGATGGTCTAGGTCTAGCCAAGGCAGGGTTTGTGTGTCAGCTATTTGCTGGGCGAGTGGGGTGTATTGATATACACAATGCTCGTAGGCTGAAGGGTGGTGAGACTATCTGTAATCTTAGTGTTACTGGTAAGGAGAAGCTACCTACAAGGCTGAAGAAGATAGAGCAGTATGTTGACTTCTGTAAGCAGCGTAGATGTTCTTGGTTGTGGGATAGTTGGTGTAATCTTATATGGGTTAAGAACCCTGAGAGATTCAGTAGTGCCAAGGAAGTATCTGAGGTACACTACAGCTATCTACCACGTTAATTAAAATAAACTTGAGGTATAAATATGAGTTCTGGATACATAGTACATAGAGGTGGGATCGACGCACCTGAGAAGGCTCCACAAAAAGAGAGACAAACTAAATCAAAATGGAGGACTTTGTTTGACTCAATGAATGAAGGTGATTGGTTTTTGGTCACTGAAGAGAGGAGGCAGAAAGTTGCAGGTGCTGCCAACAATTATGTGCGAGGTAAGTATAGCTTGTACAGGACAAAGGGTGGCTTTTGTTTCGTACTTAAATCTAAATAAGGAGGTGTATGGAACCCATAGAAAAATGTACACGTTGTGGTAAGTTAACTCAAACTAAATCAATGGTTTGGATCAATAACTTACTGCAATGTGTGAGGTGTACGATAGGTAAGAATAGAAAGGGTAGGTAACAATTTGTAACATCTTGTTACAATTCAGAAATCATTCTGTAACATTTGTATGCTACCCTATATTCTAAATCAAACAACTTAAAGTAAAACAAAAAGGAAAAACATGAACGTATATACTTTAAACAACCACTTCAGTAGAACAACTCATCCTTTAGATGATATAACTCCTCCTGACATTGTTAATACAGTGATAGAAGATAGACCTATATTGTTTAGGGATCAGTATGGTACTTTATGTACTGATCCTAGCAGAAGGGGTCTGTTTGTTAAAGGAGAACAATCCCCTCCAATTAACATTGTTAAAGGAAGCTACAGCTTTAAAGGCGCACAGTATGAAGATCTATATAGGTCTATGGTTAGTGTGTTAAAAGCTTCTGGTGTTAACTGTAAAGGTGTTCAGGTTAACTCTGATATGACTCTAGGAGGAGAGCGTGGGTTCATTACCATGACTCTGCCTGAGTACACTATCGAAACTAGGAGAGGAGATGAGAGCCAGTTCCAGATAACTGGACGTACATCCTTTGATGGATCATGGGCTGTAGTGTTACAGATAGGCGCGGTTCGTATGATATGCACCAATGGTCAGGTCTTTATGGATAGTTTCAGCATGTACAAAGCCAAACATACAATCCGTATGAACCCTGAACATGCACAACGTAAACTAGTGGCTGCATTAGATTCATATCAGAATGAGTCTAAGAGATGGCAAAGATGGTCAGAGAATAGTATCTCAGATAGAGAAGCTATGAACTTATTTGCAATGGCTACCAAGTGTAAGTTTGTTTTAGCTAGGAAAGACCTAACGGTATCCCAACTATTTGAGGAGCCTGAAGTCTACAGGAATCACGCTCTTAAATGGATATGGAGACATTATACTACGATGGAACAGAAGTCTTTAGGCTCTACACATTGGGCTGCTTACAATGCTTTGACCCACTGGAGTACTCATGCACCTGCAACCAAGAAGACTGCACAGGCTAACATCTTGTCTATCAAGGTACGGCGTGAAGATGCGATACGATCTGCTGTCAAAGCTTGCTTGGCTGCATAATGAACTTCGATAACAAAGTCAGGTATGTTCCTAACAGGGGTGATCACGATCCCCTTTGGGACTACTTGGCTAATGTTATTTACAATAGTAGTAATGATCCTTGGACGCTGGCCTCATGGGAGAAAGCTCTAAGCAAAGTAACTAGCTCTGACCTAACGGTTAGGCAATACATGGATGAACTAAATGCAAAACGTAATTGATGTGTGTAATCATATTCTAAAGTATTCTGAAACCTACGCATTCAGACTACCGCCAACACTTGAACTACAAGAGGAGGCACTTGATCTATGCTTGATACACGGAGAAAAGTTTGTCATAATGTTCATTGAAAATTATTTGAAAACTATTACGGAGGAATATGTATGAGTGCATCAGATCCAGAGGCTGAGTTCTATGATCATTTTGATGATATGAATTCATTGCTATGGTCACATGGCATTGGTAAACCTCAACCAGAAGGTATGTTTAATTATAAATTCTACAGCTATGTTAAATCATGTTGCAGTGATGTGGATGATTGGAGACTCAACGAGTCACAACTAAGAGATTGTTTCAGAGATTTTTTACAGGAGTTAGCAGGGTGAGTGACCTACTGTACATGAATGATGAACAACTAAAGTTATTTAAATCATCTAGGTTTATCGGCCTGTTGTATGAGGACAAAAGAACTATGGATGTGATAAAGAACTACTTTGGGATGGGTGAACATTGTGTAGAAATAGGTGAAGGAATTGACCTAGATTTACTAAAAGATGTTTACACACCCTTCCTAATGGAGTACAATCGAAGATCATAACAAAGGAGAAATGTATATGAATCTACCTAACCTAGTGGAAGGACAGGCATATTGGCCTCACCTTGCTATCCCTAATTGGAACATGAATAAGACTTCTACGTTCTATGAAGTAAACTTAGCCGTGTCCGATGACATCTTTAAGATGTTTAAGGACGCAGGGTTTAGTCACTTCTTCCTGAATGAGCCGGGAACTAAAACCTTTACTCCAGATCCAGTGATTAAGTTTGCTACCTTTGCAACTAATCAGGATGGAACGGTAATAGATCCTCCTCCATTTAGTAACAAGGATGGGAAGGCTATGTACAAAACTAGCAATGGTTTTGCTGATGCACCAGATGAATCAACAGATCGTGGTTCAGATGGTCAACCGCTTAGAGCTACTGCTAAGGATTTTAGAATAGGTAATGGATCTACACTTGCCATTGAGTTTGAAAAGTACGAGTATGGTAAAGTAAATAAAGTAGTCAGACCTAAACTAAAAGGGGTTCGTGTGATAGATCTAATTGAGTACGAACCTGCTGACTCTCAACCACAACCAGCATTTGCATCATAAGGAGAAGATGAATGACAGAACAAGTAGATCCTAAACCTTGGACTTACACAACTGACGCTGGAGTTTACGATGTTAGTAAATTCACCGAAGAAGGGAAGACAGCATTTCTTATTCTGTTAGAAACAGATAAAGATTTGTCAGCACTCAGGAAACAAACAGCAAAACTTAATAGAGCAATAGTAGGCTTTAATCAAGACATTGCTGAACAGTTGACTGATGAGATGTTAGTTGAGGAAGAGCCAGTAACTCAGTACATGGACGAGCTAGTAGAGGAAGAGGAGCCAACAACTAAGGAGATTTGATTTGAGTTTTGCTAAACTCCATCAACCCTGTCCTGAATGTGGATCTAGCGATGCGCTATCTATCAATGACGATGGTAGCGCATTCTGCTTTTCTTGCGGACAGTGGTTTAGTAGAAGTAGATATGAATCTATATCTGGTACAACCAGCAACCCAGTAGGAGGAACTAATATTAATTTAATACAGAATGAGCCTATGACTTTCGCTGAAGAGGGAGAGTACATGGCATTAAGAGATAGAGGTATCTCTGAAGACACTGCACGTAAGTATGGAGTTAGATGTACTGTAGCACCTGATGGTAGGATAGCTAAACATCTGTACCCATATTACAAAGATAAAGAAGTGGTCGCATATAAGGAGCGTGTATTAGGAGATACAGGTAAACAGAACTTCTTTTCTAAAGGTGTTATAGGAGAAGCAGGATTATTTGGAGAACACTTATTTCAAGAAGGTGGTAAGTATATTACTTTAGTTGAGGGTGAGTGTGATGCTATGGCTGCATACGAACTACTAGGTTCTAAGTGGCCTGTAGTTAGTGTGAGATCAGGAGCGCAGGGAGCAGAGAGAGATGTACGTGCATCACTTGAGTTCCTTGAATCATTTGATTCTGTCATCATTAACTTTGATGAAGATAAGCAGGGTAAAGAAGCAGCCAAGCGTGTAGCTAGACTACTAAAACCTGCTAAGACTAAGATCATGGCACTGCCAGAAGGATTCAAGGATGCTAATGATATGCTTAAACAGCACAACCATAAGGGTTATGTTACCTCATGGTGGGCTGCTAAAGTATATACTCCGTCTGGAGTTCTCTCCGTATCTGATGAGCGTGATAAGTACAAGAACAGGGAGAAGAAACAATCGTTTCCATATCCTTGGACAGGACTTAATGAGAAGCTAGAAGGTCTTAGGCATGGTGAATTAATTACACTAACAGGAGGAACAGGTTTAGGTAAGTCAAGTGTAACTAGAGAACTAGAACACTGGCTAATTAAAACAACTTCCAACAACGTAGGTGTAATTGCGCTAGAAGAAACATTCAACAGAACAGTCGATGGTATTCTAAGCATTGAGGCTAATGCTAAATTACATATTGATAGGATCAGAGATCAGTACACAGAAGAAGAATTAGATAAGTTCTTTGATGTAATGTACGATGGAGACAACCATAGTAGGGTGTGGATACATGCTCACTTTGGATCTAATGATATTGATTCTATATTTAGCAAGCTTCGCTTTATGATTGTAGGTTGCGAGTGTAAGTGGGTTGTAATAGATCACCTACATATGCTTGTGTCTACTACCATAGAAGGAGATGAAAGAAGATCCATAGACGCTATCATGCATAGGCTTAGAACGCTCGTAGAAGAGACAGGAGCAGGTATTATACTAGTCTCCCATCTCAGACGTATTGATGGTAACAAAGGCCATGAGAACGGAATAGAGACAGGTCTGAGTCACCTTAGAGGTAGCCAAAGCATAGCTCAGTTAAGTGACTGTGTTATCTCACTTGAAAGGAATCAACAAGCAGATGATCCAAGAGAAGCATCTACTACTAGAGTCAGGGTACTTAAAAGTAGGTACACTGGTGATGTGGGTGTAGCTTGTCACTTGCTATTTGATAATGATACAGGCAGACTATCTGAGATAGAAGGAGCTGATGAAATAGATGACGAGATTAGTATTTGACATAGAGACAGATGATCTGATCGCAACTAAGATATGGTGCTTGGTTGCTAAAGACATTGATGATGGCAAGGTGTATACCTATGGGCCAGATGAAATAGATAAGGGTTGTGAACTATTATGCGAGGCAGATGAACTCATAGGCCATAACATAATAGGATTTGATCTACCTGTAATTAGAGACTTGACTAAGTTTAAGACTCTTGGATCAGGGCAGAAGATCACAGACACACTTGTATTATCTAGATTGTTTGATCCAACCAGAGACTCAGGGCATGGGCTTTCTCCTTGGGGATTCAGACTCAAATCAAATAAGATAGAGTTTGATGACTTCGCATCAGGCTACAGTCAGGAGATGTTAACTTACTGTATACAAGATGTGGAACTAAATGAGAAGGTGTACTACGCACTCAAGGAAGAATCAAAAGGATTTTCAAAGGAGAGTGTAGAGCTAGAGCATCAGGTAACTAATATATTAAAGGAGCAAGAGGCACATGGATTCTACTACGATTCAATGGCAGCTGACTTGTTACTTGCTGAGTTACGCGAGACAATCTCTAAAACAGAAGCAAAAGTTAAAGCAGTCTTTAAACCAAAAATAACTAGAACAAAGTTATATCCTAGACTAACTAAGACAGGTAAGCTTAGTAAGATGGCAGATGAGTGTCACTACAAGAGTGGGTCTGGAGTTAGGCTTAGTGAGTCAGAGCATGAGCTTTTAACTTATAAGATGGGTAAGGCTAACTACAACATAGGTTCTTGTGATCCTGTTGTTAGGAGGAGAACTAAAGATTTTAATCTAGGTTCTAGGCAGCAGGTTGGTGAGTATCTACAGGAGTTTGGGTGGAAGCCCACTGAGTATACTGCTCATGGTAGACCTATTGTAAATGAAAAGACACTAGCAGAAGTTAAGGGTATCCCTGAAGCTGATCTGATAAATGCTTATCTGATGTATCAGAAGAGAGTATCTCAGATTAATTCTTGGAATGATTCGGTTGAAGAGGATGGTAGGATACATGGGTTTGTAATATCTAATGGGGCCGTGACAGGTCGCATGTCGCACCGTTCTCCAAATGCAGCGCAAGTACCGAACTCTTCTTCACCTTATGGGTCTAGATGTAGATCTTTGTGGACTGTACCTGAAGGATATAATCTTGTGGGTATAGATGCTAGTGGACTAGAACTTAGAATGCTTGCACACTTTATGAATGATAAGGAGTACACAAATGAAATCATCAACGGAGATATTCATACCACTAATCAAAAACTTGCAGGACTTGAATCAAGAGATCAGAGTAAGACTTTCATCTACAGCCTACTCTATGGGGCCGGAAACGAAAAGCTTGCTCTTGTGGTCGGAGGAAGTAAGCGCGATGGCGCGAGACTTAGAGAATCATTCCTTAGTAATCTACCATCATTCGCAACTCTTAAAGAACAAGTTGCTAGAGCTTCAGAAAGAGGATACCTCAAAGGACTAGATGGTAGGAAGTTATTTGTCAGATCAGAACACTCAGCACTCAACACCTTGTTGCAGGGTGCAGGTGCTATAGTAATGAAGAAGGCATTAGTTATTCTAGATGACTATATCAAGGATCTAGATGCTCACTTCGTAGCTAACGTGCATGATGAATGGCAGATTGAGGTACGTGAAGATCAATCAGAGGAGGTAGGTAAGTATGGTGTGAAGGCTATTAGAGAGGCAGGGGAATACTTTAATCTTAATTGTCCTTTAGATGGAGAATATAATGTCGGTAAAAACTGGAGTGAAACCCACTGATAGTAATGTTAGAGAGCTTTGGGAGCTTGTAGATTTAAGATACAACAAACCAAAAGGAGGAATATTTAGATTATTAAAAGGTAAGTCACCACTTTTTGTTACAAGAATAATTCAATGTGATGATATTGTTTTAATTGAATGTATGTATTTAAAATCAGGAAGTGTTCAGGTTTACAGAGACAATAAAAAAGTAGTACCATTAAAACTTGGATCATTTGAAGATGATGATGAGTTTTTATCTTTAGAGGAAAAAGAAGAAATTAAACATTTAGGATGTCGTAATTGGCCTGTGTGTGACATAGAAGGATGCGGAGTATGGTAAAACCTAGTAATCCAATGAACCCTAGAGGAGGTAGATATGTATATGAAGATGGAGAATGGTGGTATGTAAATGCTTTTGATAACAATAGAAGAAGAGCAAAGGCAGCTAAAGAAATTTCTGGAACTAGAATGTGGGTAGATGGTGAGTACATACCAAAGTCTCATCCGTTACATAAACCCGGAAGATACAAAGGATTTACTGATGCAGCTTTTAGCTCCCTACAGAACTATGAAAGATCAAAAGAAGGGCAGGTATACATCTTACGCAACCCTGCTTTTCCTAGCTGGTGTAAAGTAGGTATGGCTGTAGACGCACAGGACAGGTTGAAACAGTATCAAACATCATCACCTTACAGAGACTACGAGGTAGTAAAAGCATATAGCACTAACAATAGAAGAGAGGCTGAAGCACAGGCACATTCTATTCTTGAAAAACACTATGAACGTAGAGGTGAGTGGTTTGTTTGTGATGCATCTTTAGCAGAAAAATATCTAGACACAATACTTGAATCAAAAGGAGAACAGTTTGAACTCTTCTAAATCCTTAGACACTCTTGTCTCAGATATATATTCTAAGATAGAAGTTCTAGGTCAGAATGAAAACTTAGAAATACCAGACGATCTCATAGAGGACTTCGGTGAGCGTATGAAGGAGGTTATGCGTCACTGGACTACACCCAAGGAGCAGTCTAAAGGACTCAGGATGAGCAACATAGGCAGACCTGCTAGGCAGTTATGGTATGAGGCCAGAGATGAGGAAGACAAGAGGCCATCATATGCTCCTACATACATTAAGTTTCTGTATGGTCATATGTTAGAAGAGGTTCTGTTGTTGTTGGTTAAGATAGCAGGACACGATGTAACTGATGAGCAGAAGGAAGTAGAAGTAGATGATATTAAGGGACACATTGATTGCAAGATTAATGGAGAAGTAATAGATATAAAGACTGCATCTAACTTTGGGTTCAGAAAGTTTAAAGAAAACAATATACATAACGACGATCCCTTTGGTTACATGCATCAGCTATCTGGATATGAAGCTGCTGAAGGAACAAACGAGGGTGGGTTCTTGGCTATCAATAAAGAGACAGGAGAACTTGCATTAGCTCGTCCATTAGACTTGACAAAACCTGATACCAAGACTAGAATAGAGAGTTTAAAGAATTATATTAAACAAGATAGCCCTCCTGATAAATGTTACTACCCTATACCTGAAGGTAAGAAAGGTAACATGCGCCTAGCTTCTGGTTGTGTATACTGCAAGTTTAAGAACGAATGCTGGTCAGACGTAAACAATGGTTATGGTTTGAGAGCATTCAAATATTCTAATGGTATAAAGTATTTCACTACGGTTATGTCTACCCCTAATGTTTTGGAGTTAAGACGAGATGAACAGTAATAAATTAAAACAGATACATAGAAAAACAGAACGACTATTAGTTGATTGGTTAAGTGCTATGGTATCTGATGAAGAGGCTAAGAGGATCAGTACTAAAAACATCATGGAGTTTATGCCTGATGAGATACACGCTCCTCTTAATACTGGAGTAAGGTGTATACCTATGACTCCTAGATGGATTAAGAAGGAGTTGAAAAGATTAGTAAAGAAAGACAATAGCTTTGATGTTGAGTCTGTTACTTTAGATGATTTAGAACAGATAGCAGAGCGACAAAGAATTATAAATGCCAGCACGTAAACCAAGAGTAAAGCGTCCTAACCTACGTCACCTTGGATATGATTCTATATGGGAAGCTAATCTACATGAATCTATTTTAAAAGATTGGGAACATCACACTGACTCTGTTGCATATGTAACTAGGCATACGTACAAGCCTGACTTTATACGAAAGTTCAGAGGTAAGAAAATACTGTTGGAATCTAAAGGTAGGTTCTGGGATCATGCTGAATACAGTAAGTACCTATGGGTAAAGAAAGCTTTACCTAGAAACACTGAACTGGTATTCTTATTTGCTAACCCTGCATCTCCCATGCCCGGAGCTAAAAGAAGAAAGGATGGAACTAAACGTACTCATGCTGAGTGGGCAGAGACAAACGGATTTAGATGGTACAGTGAAGACACTATGCCAGATAAATGGATAGATGTATCAGCTAAAGATACAGAAGATTTTAAGAAACGTAACGATAAAATAAATAAGGAGTTTGAGTAGTGAGCATAGATGATGCACAACCAGCAGAGTGGGATAACCTATATAGAAGTAATGCTTTAGGTAAGTCTTATTCTAAAATGATTAACACTGCAATGGGTGATAATCAGGATGACTATGAGAAATGGGTTATGAATCGTGATGATCCAGTTAATCATCCTCCACATTACAACAAAGGTGGCATCGAATGTATTGATGCAATCAAAGCTATGCTTAGTCCTGATGAGTTTGTAGGCTACCTGCGTGGCAACTCTCTCAAGTATCGCTGGAGGATGAGGTATAAGTCTAATCCAATACAAGATATGGAGAAGGCTCAATGGTATGAAAAGAAGCTGATGCAGTTTTGGTTGGAGAATCAGGATGACTTGGGATAGAAAACAAGAAAGAAGCAACGCTTTCAACAAAAAGAAACAAGCTAAGAATAAAGCAAGAACTAAAAACTTTAGGAAATCACAGTTAAGAGAGAAGGAAGATTTTAATGACATTGAAAACTGGAAAGGAAGATTATCTGGGGATACAGATTGATTACGATAAAGAGAATAATTTAACTGAGTTCTCCATAGAGACTCTTAAAGATAGGTACTTGTACGGAGATGAAACACATGCTCAACATGCTTTTGCGAGGGCTTCTGTATATGGTTCTACATACCAAGGCTCTACTGACTTCGATCTTGCACAAAGACTTTATGACTACGCAAGTAATAATTGGTTCATGTTTAGCACTCCTATCCTTAGTAATGGAGGACTATCGCGTGGTCTACCTATCTCTTGCTTTCTTAATTATGTTCCTGATTCAAGGCGTGGGTTATCTGATCATTATGATGAAAACATTTGGCTGGCAAGCGCAGGTGGAGGTCTGGGTGGATATTGGGGTTCTATTAGGAGTAATGGGGTATCTACTTCTAATGGCTCTGAATCTACTGGTAGCATACCATTCATGCATGTTGTAGATTCTCAGATGTTAGCCTTTAATCAAGGCACAACTAGAAGAGGATCTTACGCAGCTTACATGGACATATCTCATCCAGAGATAGAAGAGTTTATTGCCATGCGTAAAACTACAGGAGGAGATCTTAATCGTAAATGTCTTAACCTACACAATGGAGTTAGTATTACAGATGAGTTTTTAAAAGCTGTAAAAGATGATGAACCTTGGAGACTTATAGATCCTAAGACTAAGACAGCTATTAAAACAGTATCAGCTAGAGATCTATGGTGGCAGCTTATACACACTAGAGCAGAGACAGGTGAACCATATATAGTTAATCTAGATAGGTGTAATGAAGACATGCCTAAACCTCAGAAAGATATGGGGTTACAAGTAAGACAAAGTAATTTATGTTCAGAGATTACATTACCTACAGATGAAGAACGCACAGCAGTATGTTGTTTGTCTAGTGTTAACTTAGAATACTTTGACGATTGGAAAGACAATGAAATGTTTATCTCTGATTTGATTACTATGTTAGATAACATTCTTCAACACTTTATAGACAACTCATCTACACTTTCAGATGCTACATATAAACCAAATACACTAGCGGAGTTTATGGAATATGTTAAAGAAAATAAAACAGGCTATGCAAAAGCCTCTTATAGCGCATATAGAGAACGCGCAGTTGGTCTTGGAGCGATGGGCTTTCATAGTTTCCTTCAACGTAATTCAATACCTTTCGAGAGTATGTACGCCTCCTCCTTCAATAACAGATGCTTTAAGCATATCAAAGAACAGGCTCAACAAGCTTCTAAACTTCTTGGTAGACTTAGGGGCGAGGCTCCTGACATGGCTGGTACTGGTTTCCGTAATTCTCATCTTCTTGCTGTTGCCCCTAATGCTTCTAGTTCTATTATATGCGGTGGAACGAGTCCTTCAATTGAGCCAAACAGGGCTAATGTCTATACGCACAAAACTCTCACAGGTTCTTTCAAGGTAAAGAACAAGTATCTAGAAAGATTACTTGAAGAGAAGGGTATTAATACTGATAAGACTTGGCAGG